TTCAAAGAGTATGACTTTGAAAATAATGAAGGTGAAATGATTATTGATTTTATGGTTGAGAATCAAAGTCGTTTGCGTGAATTGAGTATGCGTATGTGTTTGAAAATTGCTGATTTGGTAAAGATTAGCCCTAGCAATTGGAAAGCATTGACTACGAGTACTTGTATGAAATCTGCTTGATTACCCCTTTCATCAAGTAGTAAAGAGGGACTTTATGTCCCTCTTTTTTCCACTATACTTGATTATGTTACTTGATAAGTATATAATATTAAGATGTCAAAAATTAAGCCTAATACAAAAGAACAATTGGTAGACTACTTAACTAAACATATTAGTTTAGGTACCTACGATAAACGTTTTTTAACCAATTTGATACACCTTAATTTTGTCACAAAGAATCCGGTCACTACTAATCAATCAACTTTACTAGATACAATTATTAAAAGGTATCATAGGCAGTTGGCTAAAAAGGAAATTGATAGTAATGAAATGGTAAACTTACCTTGGACACTACAACCAATTTTAAGTTTACCGACATACACACAGGCACATATATCTATTGAGGATGACGAGATTTTATTACGTAGTCCTTATAAAACAACCTTTGTCAAAGATATTAAAACATTAGAATATGGAAATTGGGATAGGGATACTAAGACCTGGTCCTTTCCTATGAATGAAAGTATCCTTAAAGATGTTATTGATGTTACAAATAAACATTATGATAATGTAAACTATTGTAATTCTATAAAAGAAATAATAGATATACTATTGCCTTATGAAGAATCAAAATATTGGAATCCAACATTAGTAAAAACTAATGATATGCTATATATAGTGGCATGCAATCAATCGTTAATGGATTCGATTCAACATATACCATTCACGTTGGAAATTAAAAATCTATCTAGATTGGTATATATGGGTATCACTATAAGTGACAATATTAAAGAATCTTTATCTGATTTTGAGAAATCAGGCATTGAATATATGTTTAATATTGACAAAGACAACATAAATGGTATAGTTAATTATCTAACATTACTTGAACCTGATTTTGTAATGATATCCGATAGATATCGACAGGATAGAGAATTTGTGTTACACTTAGCAAATATGTTAAAGGCAAATCATATAAATCACAAATTGGCTAGCAAAAGTATTGTTTCTAATATAGCAATTGATTTTAAACAGTATAAATTTCCTGTACTACTTAATTTAGGTAGCATCACGATAGATTCTTCTAAGTATGCGGCAAAAGTAATATGTATGGTAAACAATAACCCGATAGAATTTTAATGAAACAATGTAAATTAATAATCAGAGATGAGGTCAATGTAAAAATTGAAGGCTTAGAATTAGCCGAGCGTAAAGCCTTAATGAAAAAATTTGAATATGAGAAGCCAGGCGCAAGATATCTGCCAAGTGTCCGACTTGGTCGTTGGAATGGCAAAATCAGTTTCTTTAGTCTTGGTGGTAGTACATATGTTAATCTATTACCAGAGATACTTCCATTATTAGATAATGCAGGATACGATATTGAGTTAGAAGATTTACGTACATATAGTACAACCTTTAACTTTAATCGTATTGAAGAAGGAACGTTCAGTCAACATAATTGGCCAAAAGGTCATCCTAAGGCAGGTGAACCTGTTATGTTTAGGGATTATCAACTTACTGTAGTTAATGAATTCTTGGCTAACCCGCAATCAATACAAGAAGTTGCAACAGGTGCAGGTAAAACATTAATGACTGCGGCATTAAGTTACAGCATTGAGAACTATGGTCGTAGTATTGTTATTGTACCTAATAAAAGTTTAGTTGTACAAACAGAGGCTGACTATATCAACTTAGGATTAGATGTTGGTGTATACTTTGGTGATAGAAAAGAGTATGGAAAGACACATACAATATGTACTTGGCAAAGTCTAGGCAATATGTTAAAGAAAACAAAAGCAGATGAAGCCGAAGTATCAATAGGTGAGTTTATTGAAGATGTAGTATGTGTAATGGTTGATGAGGTACATATGGCAAAGGCTGATGTACTAAAAGAATTATTGACAGGTGTAATGAGTCATATACCAATTCGTTGGGGACTAACAGGAACTATACCTAAAGCAGTTTATGAGGCTCAGGCACTATATGTTAGTATTGGTAATCTAACTAATAAACTTAGTGCAAGTGAATTACAAGAAAAAGGTGTACTTGCACAATGTCATGTTAAAATCGTTCAACTAAAAGATGACGTAGAATTTACTAATTACCAAAGTGAACTGAAACACTTATTAGAAGATACACATAGGCTCGATGCTATCGCACAAAAGATATTAGAGATTAACGAAACAGGCAATACATTGATATTGGTCGATAGAGTAAATGCAGGGAAAGAATTAATTAGTAGATTACCTGATGCAGTATTCATATCAGGTGAAACTAAATTAACAGAAAGAAAAGAGGAATATGATGAAATCGCTACTAGTACTGGAAAGATTATTGTGGCAACATATGGTGTGGCTGCTGTGGGCATTAATATACCTAGGATCTTTAACTTGGTTTTGGTCGAACCTGGAAAGAGTTTTGTTAGGGTTATACAGAGTATCGGTCGCGGTATTAGAAAAGCAGAGGACAAAGACTTTGTTCAAATCTGGGATATAACCAGCAGTTGTAGATTTGCCAAAAGACATTTAACACAAAGAAAGACTTTCTATAAGGAAGCAAACTACCCATTTGATATGGAAAAGTTGACATACAGATAACAATATGATATAATAACATTATGAGAATATTAACATTAGATAACGAACACTTCAACCTAGAAACATTGCCGGATGAAATTGACGATTTGCGTTTTGCAATACTTGACAACAGTAATCCACAAAATGTAGACTATCATTATATACCTTTAATCTTTTTAGAGAGTTTTAATAGTCCTGCACTTGTATTAAAGATAGGTGATACAGTAGTTAAGATGCCTGTAGATTGGCAAATACTAATTGGTGAACCTGAGATGGGTGATTTAGAAACATTACCGTTGACAAGTATCAATGATAGAGGTTTTAAAGCATTTGAATTTAATCCATTAAGTGCATTTAGACCTAGTTTTCAGGACATTGAAATACTAGATATTTACCACGATGTAACATGGTATGCACCTAGATTAAAGAATGGACAGTTCTTATGTGTACCTATCGATGACGGTATAAAACCTAGATGTGTATATTTTGTAAAAGAAGTAAGTAGAAATTGTGAAATTATAGATTATAATCAGGCATTCTAATGGCAACTAAAAAATCTGCAATACCCACAGATGAAAAATTTGAGAAACAAGACTTTGACTTGTTTGAGGCACTTGCGGCATTAGATAAGAAAGACTATGGATATATTGACAAACTAACAGAAGAACAACAAAAGAAGTTTGTACCTTATATGATGACACATTGGATGAGTGCTATAAAATCTTCCAACGATGTTCAGGGTTATTATTTAATGAGTACTGAGTATCATGCAAATAAGTATCTCTTTAATGAAGTAGTACAAAAACATCCTAAATTACAATGGCAAATGCTTTGTGCTAGTAGTCCTGGATTAGGTAAACAGTTTCATCAATGGATACCGCATCTAAGTAGTAAGATAGCACAATTAAAAGAAACACCAAAGACTAAAGAGATTAGTGATTACTATAGTAAAGTATATCCTAAAGTAGATACTGATACTATTAAAGAATTGAGTAATGTGTTTGTTGAGGAACATAAAAAGAAAGTTTATCTAGCAAACAAATTTCCTAATTTAAAGACTGAGGATATTGAAACATTATCCTCAATAATAACAGATACAGATATTAAACAATATGAAAAAGACTACGGCAATATCTGAGCCCATTAAATATGGGTGTGAATTTTGTAATCGTGAATTTGTACGTGAGCGTACATTAGTAAGTCACTTATGTGAGCAAAAACAACGTTGGAAAAATAAAGACCAAAAAGGAAATAGACTAGGTTTTCAAACTTGGCTACAATTCTATTCAAAGAATAGTATGAGTAAAAAGAAGAATAGAACCTATGAAGAATTTATTAAGAGCCCTTACTATATTGCTTTTGTTAAATTTGGTAATTATTGTAGTGATGTTAATGTTGTAAATGTTAGTAGATATGTTGATTGGTTGTTGAAAGAGAATATCAAACTTGATAATTGGACAACTGATAGTAGTTATACTAAGTTTTTGATTGACTATCTTAGGCATGAAGATCCATACGATGCAATACATCGTGGTGTAGAATATTGTATAACATTGGGTCAGGATGAGAAAATACAACCCCATGATTGTTTACGATATGCTAACCCAAATCGTATATGTCATGCGATAACAACGGGTAAAATAAGTCCATGGCTGTTGTATCAAAGTGTTTCAGGTGTCCAATTCTTAGATAAGTTAAATACAGACCATGTTAAAATAATACATGATTATATAAATCCAGAACAGTGGGCACTAAAGTTTCATCGTGAACCAGAACTTGCAAAGGCAATCAATGACACACTTAGACAAGCCGGCTACTAAGATAACGCTTAACTGGACTAAAGGACGTGATAGTATTCC